TCTGCATTCTGACCGGAAACTGGACGATCTTCTGGGTCGGCCTGCTCGCAACGATCTGCTTGGCGGGCGTGTATCTGGCCCTTGTCAGGGACTGATCGCAGCCTCACCATCCGTCGGCTACGCGCCGCCGGAACGACCCGTTCATCTTGTTCATGTGCATCTTCTGCGCCTTCGCCGTGTTCCTGCTGGTCGTGGCTGGCCAGATCCGGGTCTGAGAACTTTCCGCTACCTGCGGGTTATTCCTCCCGGCGCGCCTGGCGGGCGCGATCACGGCCTGGCAGGCTAGGCGAGCATGGACCTGGAGACCGTGGACATGATGCTGATGGAGGGGATCCCGTTCGAGACCATCGAGGACCGGATCAACTCCGCCGGGCTCGCCCAGGAGTTCCAGGCGGCGCTTTGGCTGTACGCGTGGACGTTCCAGTCGCGGCGGGTGCAGCGGCGGCTCATTGCCGAGCTACTCGCCCACGCCATGCCCGTTTGAGCTAGCGCACGTCGTGTGCTATCCTCTAAAGGCGTGACCACGACCGAGGAGCCCACGATGCGAGCCTTCTACGACCTTCGTCCCGACGTGCCGTACGAGCCAGGCGAGATCGCCGCGCTCCAGCACGACGGCCAGATCGACCGCGAGCGCCAGCTTGTCGAGCGCGCTGTCCGGCGCGGCGACGAGAAGCGCCTGACGCGCGCACTGCGCGCCCTGCACGCCCGCGAGGAGCGCCCCGAGCGCTAGCGCACATCGCGTGCTAGGATAATCCTAGAATCCCCGACCGAGGAGAACGACATGACCGCTGCCCGGCAGCAACCCAACGCGCCGCACACCAACCCCAAGGCCCTCCAGGAGGGCACCTGGGACTACGCCGCTGTCCACCGCACGCTGGACACTGAGCCGCACCGCAGCGGCGGCGTGACGATGAACCACACCGAGGCCGAGCTTCACGAGCACTACGCGAGCAACGCTCGCGCATGCGGTCACGCCGACGACTGCCTGAAGGTCACCCTGCCGGTCAACTGGCCGACGCTGTGGGGCCGTCCGCTCTGCACGTGCGGGCGTGGCGAGCCGTGGATCCACCCCGCGTACCGTGCGGCTGAGCCGCTGACCGACGCCGACCGGCTCGCGCTACGCGAGCTACGGACGCGGACGGAAGTGGGCCGGATGCACGACGACCTGGCTGTCGAGATGGCCAAGGGTGACCAGGTGCGCTGATGGGCTCCCTGATCGAGCACTACGAGCTTGTCCGCGCTCCGATCCCCGCCGACCGCTGGCAGTACGCCTACGGCTGGTCGCGCGAGGAAGCGGCGCGCATGGACGGTACGAGCAGCGAAGTGCGGCTCTACCACGTCGGCCCCACCGGCACGCGCGAGATCAACGAGGGCAAGGCCTCGATCTTCGAGTTCGGCTACGGCGGCACCGGGCCGCACGACAGCGCCCGCGCCATCGTCATGGACCTGACCGGCGCACGCGACCCGTGGACGCCAGCCCGCCTGCGCGAACTGGTGCCCGAGGTGTTCGGCCGCGAAGCCGGGCACGACGACACGCGCTGCCTGATCATGGCCGAAGACGTGAGGCGGCGGCTATGACGACCTGGGCGCTGGACGAGACCGGCCTGGCGATGCTGCGCCTGATCGCGGAGCGGCCACGGCGGCTCCAGGAGATCCTGGACGAGCTTGGCCTGGAGGGCATGGACCGCGAGCGAGCGATCATGGCGTCCGGCGTCCTGGGAGCCGAGGGCTACCTGGCACGCAACGCCATCGCCGTTGACGCCAAGGGCGACCCCTTCAACGCGCTGGCGATCACCGAGAAGGGACGCCGGGCGCTGCTCACCTACGAGCACGAGCCAGAAGCGCCGTTCGCGGATGAGGGGCAGCCGCTGTTCTTTCGCCGCCGCTACGTCGGCATGGGCGGTCTGGTCGCGCCCGGCGATGTGCTCTGGATCTACGGCTACAGCTTCCGCCTGACCGGCGCGGAAGACGAGTACACGGCACGCCAGTCCTGGCACAACCGCCGGGCGTTCTACGGCTGGCACGCGTCCGTGAAGGAGCCGCGCGGCGAGCCCGGCTTCGTCGCGCTCGCTGACGTGGAGGAGATCACCCGCGAGGAGTACGAGCAGGCCGCTGTGCGCGGCTGGCCCGGCCCCGAGGGCGACTGGATCCAGAGGTTCCCCGACCGTGGATGACCGGCTGCCAGCCGACGCTGAGTTCCCCGTCAAGGGCGAGCGCGCCGGTGTCGTCTCGACCACCGGGCGCTGGGATGGCGGCAGGCACTACCGCGCCGTCTGCCGCCAGTGCGAGTACCGCAGCGAGCAGATGACCCGCCCGAAGGCGCAGGAGGCCGTGCGCGAGCATGTCGCCACCCGCGAGCACTGGATGTGGCGCACCCGAATCTTCCCCCGGCCGAAGCGGCTCACCGGCCTGCACTGGCAGGAGCTACGCGATGCCGACCCGTACGACTGGCGCACCCGGCTCGGCTACGGCGGACCTGACTACGACCGGCTCGACCGGCAGGCCGAGGCCGCTGGCTACGAGCGCGGCAACGGCGGCGGGCGACCGTGGTACCGGCAGCGCATCGTGAACCTGCTGGCCACGACCGGCGATCCCGAGGCGTTCGAGGTGTACGCGCGACTGGAGGAGATCATCCGGGCCGAGCAAGAGAAGCCAGCCCTGGAGGAGGCGCTACGCGAATGGCGCGCCGTGGTTGAGCTTGTGGCCTCCGTTCGGGGCGACATCTAGCTCACGCTGCGTGCTACCCTCGCGAGGAAACCCCGACCGAGAGGTAGCAGGATGTCCGATGAACTGAGCGTGGCTGCCCAGAACGGCAGCGCGCCGATGCTCCCACACGCGGCCGAGATCGTCGGCCAGCTACGCAGGCTGATCGAGGAGCGCACCGTGCGCCTGGCCGAACTGGACCATGAGCGCGAGTCGATCCATGCCGAGTTGAAAGCGTACGAGGCGGCAATCCGGCCGCTCACCGGCGAGCGTCCTGCCAAGCGCGGCAGGCCCAAGAACGGCGAGCAGCAGCCCAAGCGCACGAAGGAGTCGAACTTCAGCGAGGAGCGCCTGGAGGCGATCAAGACTGTGATCCTGGAGTTCGCTGAGGACCACGAGGAGTTCCGCCAGGTGGACGTGCGTTCGGCGCATGCTGTCCTGCCGGACGGCGGGAAGCTCACGTCGGGCATGACCGCCCGCGCGTTCGAGATCCTGCGCCAAGAGCCGCACAACCTGCTCCGGATCGGCCGCGTGGACGGCAACTCGAAGTATTACCGGCTGACCCGTGAGGCAGTCAGGAGCCAGTCATGAGCAGCCGCCGCAACGGCCGGGTGGACATGACCCTGATGGGCATCTCCGACGCTGACCTGCTCGGCATGGTGGACGACCTGGCTGACGAGAACGGGTGGGCGACGACCATGGCCGTGCGCGGCCAGCTTGGCGAGGACCCGTGGCAGCCGAGCAAGGGCGAGCACCGCTCCGGCGTCGGCATCCGCCTGGCGTGGCTGAAGCGCTACGGCTGGCTGGAGACAGGCGAGCGCGAGAAGGTGGAGTCCGACGACGAGCGCGGATGGCGCTGGTCGCAGTCGTGGCGGCTGACGGCGATGGGCAACGCGCTGCTGGACAACCCGAGCCTGTCCAAGTCGGTCGAGAACGCGCTTGACGGCCTGAACCCGGCGCAGCGGCTTCGCATGGTCCGTGAGCTAGGCGAGGTGGGCTATGGCATGGCCCCCGAGATCAGCGCCGCGCTGCGCAGGCAGTGGAAGCGCTCAATGCGTCTGAGGTAGTCGCTCGAACCGCCGTCAAGCTCTTGAGCGCCGGGGTGGGGCTCATGGGGTCGCGCCCCGGCACGAATCCGACTGCGGGAGAGTGCCAGACCGGCCATACGCTTTGCCGGTGCCCCTCGTTGCCGCCCGGCCACAGCAGAAGCCGCCACGCCAGCCCAAGCAGCAGCAGCCGCAACAGGCCCCGTCCCAGTCCGCGCAGGCGTTCAACCAGTTGCACCCGCGTGGCCGTGGCGGCAAGTGGATCCTGAAGCCGGGCGCGGGCACGGTGCCCGGCCAGCCCGACGAGACGACCGCCCAGTTGCAGCAGCGGCTCCAGCAGTTGGGGTTCAAGGTTCAGGTCAACGGCAAGTACGACGCGAACACGCAGGCGGCGGTCGCGTCGTTCCAGACGCGGTACGGCCTGGACGCGCACGGCGGCATCGACGCGGCCACGCTGGAGGTGCTTCAGAACCCGCCTGACCAGACGCTCGCGCAGGTGCAGAAGGCGCAGGGCCTGAACCCCCAGGGCAAGAAGATCACGACGAGCGCTAAGAAGGCCTCCTCCGCCAAGTCCAAGAGCAAGACGAGTGCTAGTACCGGGAAGGGCACCGGAGGGGCGCAGACGGCCTCCCAGAAGGCCACAGCGGCCTCCAAGCTGACCGTCCAGGCCCTGGGTGGCGGCACGGGCACGTTGAAGTCGGGGACGGGCATGACCGGCGGCGCGAACGCGCAAGTGCGCTCGCTCCAGACAGACCTGGGCAACGTCGGCTACAAGGTGACTGTGGACGGCCGGTTCGGGCCGCAGACCACGGCGGCGGTCAAGAAGCTCCAGACCGAGCACGGCCTGCCAGCGACCGGCAACGTGGACCCGGCGACGAAGGGCCTGCTCGCCGGGCTCGCAGCAGGCGCTGCCTCGAAGACGACCACGTCGAGCAAGTCGCAGTCGGCTGCCCTGAAGGCCGCGACGACCGCTGCTGCGAAGTCGGCGTCAGCCGCCGCGCGCGCCGCCCAGCCCGCGCAGCTTGCCACCAAGACGGGCAAGGCCTCAAAGGGCGGCAAGAAGACGATGAAGCTCACGCCGCCGAAGAAGGCGCAGGCGACCCTGAAGTACCACGCCGAGCAGCCCACCGACCCGCCGGACCTGGAGGAGACCGTGACCGAACTGAGGGAGGACACGCTGGTCAACGGGACCGGCAGCCAGAAGTCGATGGCGATTCGCGATAGCCGAGACACGCTCCCGGAGGACGCCAAGCCCATCTGGACCACGACCGGCTGGCGCGAGCTACCGGACTACACCATCCAGGACAGCCGTGGCGGTTCCGGTCAGCTTCCCGAGGGTGCGCCGGACGTGATGATCCCGGACAGCCGCAACACCGTGGCGCTGCTGGAGCAGGCTGTGCGCGACCGTAAGGCAGCTACGAACGGCCGCGAGTTCACCCGTGCCCGAGCGCGCGAGCGCGTGCTGCGCGCCAGGCTGGAGGAGATCGGCTACGAGGAGTCGCTGCACCCGCGTGGCCGTGGTGGAGAGTGGGTCGGCAAGCCGGGCAGCAAGGTCAAGGCGGCGCTGCGCGCAGGTGGGCGGCACGGGCCTCTCGCAGGCCGCGAGGGCGAGTTCCGCCCCGGCGACGAGGTTCTGTTCTCCCACAAGGACACGAACTACGCGACGACGCGCGGCACGCTCAAGAAGATCAACAAGTCCGGCAGCGTCCGCGTCACGATCAACCACGGCACCAGGGACGATCCCCAGTTGTTCGACCACACGTTCAGCGCCAAGGGGCGGCTGATGATGGGGCGAGTGGACCGGATGTCCGCCGAGTTCACGCCGGACACGCTGAAGAACATGAAGAAGGGCGACACTCTCGTTCATCCCGGCACCGGCGCGTACATCACCAAGCGCAGCGACAACGGGTTCTCGGTCATCGGCCATCGCGGCAAGACGAAGGGGTTCCCGTTCGCGGAGGAGGCGCACGCGTGGGCATCGGAGACGCCGCCGCCAGCGCTCCACGAGGGCCTCTGGTCCGAGTCGCTGCACCCGCGTGGTCGAGGCGGCAAGTTCGCGAACGTCCTGAGCAAGCTGTCGGGCAAGAAGGGCGGCAGTGGGCACCCGATGGCAGGCGAGCACTTCGTGGATCGCAGCGGCAAGGAGTACAGGATTCGCGCGCCCAAGCCGCCGGGCGGGAGCATGGGCTTCGCGCCTGGGGCACAGTTGAAGCCGGGCGAGAAGGATCCGCGCATCTGGAGCAGCACCTGGCCCGAGTCGAGCACGCCCAAGATCCGCGCCCCGGCGATGTCGAGCGAGGAGGTCACGCGGAGCTACGAAGGCTTCAGCCACCCTGCCGCCAGCAAGCCGTCAGCGCCGAGCGCGCCGAAGATCAGGGCCGCACCGCCAGCGCAGCCCGAGCGGCCGAGTGTGGGCCACGACAAGTTCGGCGTCGAGTTGAAGAAGGGCGACCGCGTGCTGATGCCCGAGCCGTACGGCGGCAGCAAGGAGGCGTTCATCACCGGCACGCACGAGGCGACCGGCCGAGTCAGCGTGTCGCCCGGCAACTACCCCGGCGTGTCGCTCCAGCATCCCGATAGCGCGCTCGAACACATCCCCGGCGCAGGCCAGCGGTGGACATCCAGCAGCCGCCCGGTCGCACGCAAGAAGAAGTGAGGCAGCCATGAGCACAACCACGCTGGACGAGACCGATCTCGAAGCTCTCCAGGACGAAGACCTGCCGCCGGACCCCTGGTACGGGCTACAGGAGGCCGTCTACGACCGCCAGTCAGCCATCGGCGGCGACGACTGGACGCGGGCCTACGCGCGCGAGCAGGTGCTCCGCAGGCGACTGGAGGAGCGCGAGGTCTCGACCAAGGAGCGCGCCAAGCTCGAAGCGAAGGGGCACGCTATGAAGGGCGGGCGCTACCCGATCAAGCACGCCGGAGACCTGAAGGCCGCGATCAAAGCGTTCGGCCGGGGCAACCCACCGGACAAGGAGGCGATCCGGGCGCACATCGTCGCCATGGCCAAGCGGCTGAAGCTCACCAAGCTCCTGCCTCCGACCTGGAACGTCCAGACGGCGTGACGCTGAGTGTCGATCACATCCGCACAGCGATCCTGCTCCTCGCCGCCGTGGGCTGCCTCGTCTACGCGTTCGTTCCGCCCGGCAACGCGACATGGATCGGTAGCGCGGGTGCGCTGCTCGGCGGCGAGTTCCTCGCCCGTGCTCGGAGTGAGACGAAGTGACTCGCCGGGCGTGGGCGCTGATCGTTGGTGGGTACGTCGCGATGGCCGTCGGGTTCCTGATCGTGCTGTTCATCCTCAACGCCCACATCCAGACCGTGAAGCGCACGCAGCGTCAGCTTGCCACCGTGGCCGTTCACAACGCGGGCGCGATCTGCCTGGGGCTGACCGCGCCGACCAAGGAGCAGGAGATGGCGATTGTCGAGGCGTTCCTGAAGGGCGACGGGACCGTCGTCAAGCAGTTCACGCCGAAGTGCGCACGGGTGGCGGACAAGGCCGCGCACGACATCTTCGGCGGCGGGCGTCTCCCGGACGATCTTGAGCAGGAACTGCAACAGGCGATGAACCGCTAAAGGAGTGACGATGCCGCGAGAACTAACAGGCCGGGCGCGCGTGCTGCTAGAGGAGCGCGAGGCGCTGTACCGCTCGCTCGATGAGCGGGCCGAGGAGTGGCTGCCGACGCTGGAGGAGTCCGAGAAGACGGCGGCGCTGTCGGTGACGCCGAGCCCGTTCTCCACCTCGAAGACGAGCAACTGGGTCGCGCGCGTGGGTGGCCTGCCCGCCTACATCCAGAACGTCGCCAAGGGCATCATGAAGTCGGGCAAGACCGAGTCGCAGGCCATCGGGATCGCCGTCGGGATCATGAAGAACTGGGCGTCCGGCCGAGGCAAGGTCAAGCCCGAGGTCCGCGCCGCCGCCGCGAAGGCGCTGGCCGAGTGGGAAGCCAAGAAGGCCGCGTCTCACGCCAAGAGCGCCGCGAAGGGCGCTGCGAGTGCCGCGTCCAGCTAGCTGCGAGCCCGGCGACGACGTTGCCAAGCTCGCCTGGTGGCGGCAGCCGCTGTGGCTGGACATCGAGAACCCGCGCCTGTCCCTGGACGTAGACGGGACGGCGCTTTGGGGCGGGCCAACTCCAGCGCTCGTGGACGGTGGTGCTGGCGACGGCACGGGAGCGGGCGATGGCACGGGCAACGGGGGCGACGGCGCGATCCCCGAGCCGCCCGAGGTCGGCCAGTGGTGGTGGAGCATGGAGGACGAGGTCTGGTACCCGATGGATCCATCTCCAGCAACACCCTGATCCGGCCTTAGCATCCACCCATGCGCCTGACTGGGCCGTGGTACATGAAGACCGGCGCGCTCCAGCCGCCGTACCGGGCGACGATCCGGCGGGCTGACAAGAGCGCGCTCGATCTCCTCGGCGCTGGCGTGGACCACGCGAACTTCGTCATGCGTCAGCGCCGCACTGGCGTGGCCATCGTGGACGCGCCCGCAACCATCCTCCAGGAGGGCGATGCCGAGACCGGCACCGACGTGGGCGTCTGCTCTTACGACTGGCAGGTGGGCGACACGGACATCTCCGGCATCTACCGGGGCGAGTTCGCGCTCTACGACGCCAGCAACGAGCTACTCGCTGTCGTGCCGAACGACAGCTACCAGGACATCTGCATCCTCGGCAACCTGTTCTGGGTCCAGGAGAACGGCACCGGCGAGTGGGTGCCAGGCCCACGAGGCCCTGCCGGGCCACCAGGACCGACCGGACCCGAAGGGCCGCAGGGCATCCAGGGCGAGGCGGGCCTGGGGATCGTGCTGCGTGGCACGGTTACGGACGAGACTGAGCTTCCAGCGGACGGCAACGCGCAGGGTGACGCGTACATCATCGGCTCGGATCTCTGGGTGTGGGACGCCACGGCGGGCTGGTTCGACGCCGGTCCTGTCCAGGGGCCGCAGGGCATCACCGGCGAGCCGGGCGCTGCTGGAGCGACAGGACCGGCGGGCGCAACCGGCGCAACCGGCCCGACTGGACCGGCGGGACCGCCAGGCCCGGCGACCGAGGTCTTGTGGGCCGAGACGCCCACCCAAGTCGATGTCCCGCAGGGCGGCACGGTCACTGTGATCGACGGCGTGTTCGACAACAAGCCCGAGTACACCCAGCTTGAGGTCACGATCAGCCTGGCGTGCGTCGAGTTCCTCTCCGGCGCAGGCGGCGAGATGAAGCTCGAACTCTCCTACGGCTCGACGCCAACCGTGCTCGAAGTCGGTCGCATCCGGACGAAGGGTCCGATTGCCTGGCCGGTGGTCGTGCGCGGCCGTGGCGCACCGCCTGCCGAGACCGGCCAGATCGACATCCAGTTAGTGGCCGTGTCCGTGTCCCAGGCCGCGACCATCTGGTCCGGCGCGGGCTACGGCAACGCGTCCATGCGCATCGACGCCTGGTAGCGCTCCGCGCGCGCCGGTGGTTGGATACCCGGTATGAGCGTCTGCCTCTGCATGATCGTCCGGGACGAGGCGGCGATCATCCAGCGCTGCCTGGAGTCTTGCCGCCCCGTGATCGACACGTGGGTGATCATCGACACGGGCTCGACCGACGGGACGCAGCAGATCGTCACCGACTTCTTCCGGGAAGCCGACATCCCCGGCGTCCTCCAGGAGCGCGAGTGGGTCAACTTCGGGCACAACCGCAGCGAGTTGATGGAGGCCGCGCGCGGCAAGGCCGACTGGCTGCTGCTCCTCGACGCTGACCACACCATCGAGCACGCCGACATGGCCTACGTGAACACGCTCAACGGGGCCGATTCCTACATGCTCAAGCACGACGGCGACCTGACCTACTGGATCAAGCGGCTGGTCAAGGGCGACCGCAAGTGGTGGTACGTCGGCTCGACGCACGAGTACATCACCACCGACGACCAGCCGCATCCCGAGGTGCAGGACCGCACCGACGCGCTCGTGCTCAAGGAGCACTACGACGGCGGACGCCGGGCTGAGAAGTTCGAGCGCGACCTGGAGCTACTGCGCGCCGACAACCAGGACGACCCGCGCGTGGCGTTCTACCTGGCCAACACGCTCCGCGACCTGGGGCAGATCCAGGAGGCAGTCGGGGCCTACAAGCGGCGGACCATGATGGGCGGCTGGGACCAGGAGATCTTCTACTCGATGCTCGAAGCCGGGAAGCTCTCGGACGACATCGCGCTGCTGTTCGCCGCGTGGAGCTACCGGCCGGAGCGCGCCGAGCCGCTGTACGAGCTTGCCTGGCGGTTCCGCCGCGAGCAGCACTGGGCAGCCGGGTTCCTGGTAGCGGAGCGCGGGCTCGGCATTCCACTGTCGGGCGACACGCTGTTCGTGCATCGCTGGATGTATGAGTGGGGCATCGAGTTCGAGTACAGCATCGCGGCCTACTGGGCTGGCTATCCGGACCTGGCGCTGGAGGCGTGCGACCGGCTGCTGGCGAAGGAGCGCCTGCCGGAGATCTACCGCGTCCAGACGGAGAAGAACCGGCACTTCTGCATCATGGCCTAGCGCACGACGTGTGCTACACTCCTTGGCGGAAGCAACCGACCGAGGAGTAAGAGATGGAAACCCCCCAGAGTGCCGACCAGGTCAAGCTGATCATGGACACCGTCGGCATCGACCCGAAGATCACCGACATCGTCACGGCCTTCGCGCTGGCCGAGTTCCGGCGCGGCTGGCTGATGGGCCAGCGCGACATGAAGCAGCGCGTCGAGAACGCCGTCTTCGGCCTCAAGATCGACGCCGACTAGCGCACGTCGTGTGCTATCATTAGGGACGTGAGCAACCCCCCGACCGAGGAGACCGCGATGTACGAGATTGGCTACAGCGAGGCGTGGTTTGAGCCACGCAACCGCTGGGGCGGCGCGAAGTTCCACGCTGTGGACCCGGACGCCGTCCGGCACGGCAAGCAGCGGGTGTGGACCGCCGCGTTGTGCGGCGCGACCGTGACCCCGAACGTGCAGACCTTTGACCCCACGAGCGTCACGGCGTGCAAGCGCTGCGCTCGCGCGGTCGCGAAGCGCGCGGAGGTGGCGGCATGAGCTACCGAGGCTTCGCCAACGAGGACGAGTACGAGGACGCCCGCCAGGAGGCCCGCGCGGACGAGTGGGCCGACAACGCCACCGAGTGCGCGTGGTGCGGCTGCTTGTGGGACGAGGGCTACCACCCGGCGACCCGCATGCAACCCGCCGAGGTTGACCATCCCGAGTGCCCGCGCTGCGGCATGGCCCCCGAGGAGGCTGCCGAGGCCGTCAAGACGCACGAGGACGGCGGGCCGCGCAGCGCCCGGCTGTACGGCCAGGTGCTGATCCACTGGAGCGAGAACCCGCGCACCGAGCCGATCTACTACGCCATCGTCCGCGATGGCAAACGGGTCAAGTCCGACTCGTGGACGCGGATCAAGAAGCTGGTCCGCGAGGCCGAGGGCATGGAGGCCGAACCCACGTCAGCGCCGTACGTCCTGCTCTACCAGGAGGAGGAGTGATGGGCTACGACATCGAGACCATGCGCGACTGCGCGTCCTGCTTCGGCGTCTTCGACGTAGAGGGCAGCAAGGGCGCAACGTACGTCGTGAGCTTCCACGGCGAGACGGGCGTCCACTGCACCTGCCCGGCGTTCAAGTTCTCTGGCGAGCGCCGCGACTGCAAGCACGTCACCCAGGTCTACCGGGGCGCGTGCATGTACAACCCCCAGTACAACGACGGCAAGGCCGAGCCCGAGTTCACGCCGCGCGACTTCACCTACGACGCGTTCGCGAAGGACCCGTGCCCGGCGTGCGGGGGCAAGACCGTGTACGTCAGGAGGGCCGTCTGATGGGGTGCCGCTGTAAGCCCGAGGACCGCCGCAAGTGGTGGCGCGTGGTCCACTACCGGTGCAACTTCTCGGCCTTCAACGGCTACCGGCGCGCCCCCAGTGACTACTCCCTGGTCGAGTGCGAGGGCTGTGGAGCGCGTTGGCGCACGAAGGCCCAGTACGTGGACCGGCTGCCCCGCTCGTAAATCCGTCTGTAGCTGGGATCACAGAGCGCCTTAGTATCGGGGCGCATGAGTGCGACTGCCGAAGACACCACAGACGGAACGCTTGAACTGCGCGAGGCGATGTACGCGCTGCCCAGGGACTCTGTGGAGTTCCCGGCTGAGCTTCAGGAGCAGCGCGTCGAGCGACTTGTAGACCGGGGGCTAAGCCTGGAGGAGGCTACTGCGGCGGAGGAGCGCGAGCGCTCGAAGCTGATCCCAGTCCACATCCTGCGCCCGTGTCTCGGCAAGGGGCGTGGCCGTCACGTCTACGAGGCGGACATGCTCCAGGAGAACGCGGGCAAGTTCGCGGGCTGGCGTCAGTACATCGACCACCTCTCGCCCGAGGCGCGCAAGAAGGCCCAGGGCCTTCCGCGCTCCATCCGCGACCTGGGCGGTCGCATCGTTGAGTCTTACTGGGACGGCGACGTTGCTGCCGACCCGGTCCGGAAGTACGGCCAGGGCGCTGTCGTCGGCTGGTCTCTGCCGACGCCGTTCATCCGCGAGATGGCCGAGAACGATCCGGAGTTGATCGAGTGCTCGATCTCCGCGAACGCCACGAGCGTTCAGCCCACGATGCGCGACGGCCGACGTGCCTGGCTGGTCGAGGGCATCGAGGACAAGGGGACCGTCGATTGGGTGACGGAGGCGGGCGCTGGTGGCCGCGTCGTCGCGTTGATGGAGGCTGTCTACGAGGAGGACGGAATGGGACTGCTGGAGTCCATGACCGACGAGGAGTTCATCGCCTACGTGCAGGAGGAGCGCCCGCATCTCCTGGCCGAACAGGGCGACGGCGACGACGAGTCCAACGAGCCGGACGAGGGCAGCGCGAGCGAGGAGGCCGACGATCTGAAGGAGATGATCGCCAAGCTCAAGAAGAAGAACCCCAAGCTCTCGGACAAGCAAGCTGAGGCCATGGCGAAGCAGGCCCTGGCCCGGAGCACATCGGAAGCCAACACCGAGGAGGACGACATGGGTGCGATCACCCCTGAGGCGCTCCAGGAAGCTCTCCAGAGTGAGGACTTCCGGACCGTCCTCGACCCGATCCTGGAGGAGCGCGTCTCGACGCTGGTCGAGGCCAAGCTCGCGGACGAGCGCGAACTGATCCGCGCCGAGGCACGGGCTGACGCCGACCGGCAGCTTCAACTGCGCGACATGCGCGACGAGGCCCATCGGCGCATCACCGAGGCCAAGCTCCCAGAGGCGTTCTCGAACCGGACCAAGGCCCTGTTTGAGGTCACCGACAACGGCCCGACAGCCGCGCTCGACGTGGTCGATGACGTAGACGACGACGGCGCGGTGACCAAGCGGGCCGAGGACAAGCTCAGCGAGGCGGTGGATGCCGCCATCCAGGAGCAGCGCGACCTGCTTGCGACCGTGAACCCGACGCGGGTGCGCGGCCAGGGCGTCGGCGCTCCTGCCAGGAAGGGCGACGGCGAGAACGGTGACGGGGAGGAGCCGAAGCGCGGCGCAGGCACGCTCTACGGCGCTGTCCTCCAAGAAGCCGGAGTTGATCCCGCTACGGCGTGGGACGACTGAGGCCCACGGTAGGCAGAAAGGAGCAGGCACATGCCGTACAACCGCCCAGGCCCAGGCGTCTACGTCACAAACGGAGCCTCCGCGCTGAACCACGGGTCACCCGCTGCGGTGGCCAACTTCGTCGGCGTTGCGGTCAAGCAGCGCGCTCGTGGCTGGGACCAGGGGCTCGCGAACCAGGCCGTCATCGACCCCGGCGAGCAGTTCTTCCTCATCACGAAGGGAGTCGTCCAGGTGTCCAACGTCGGGCTGACCGCCGCTGTGAAGGGCGACGAGGTGTACATCGCCGCTGGCGCGCTGGCGACGAGCGGCACGGTCAAGTTCGGCCGGATCGTGGAGATCGCGGGCGAGCGAGGCACGCCGCTGAACAAGGTCAGGATCGACCTGGACGCGAAGGACAGCTTCTAATCGGATTCCCGCCCAGGTACCCCCACCTGAGCCGGGTCGGCCTTCGGGCATCAACATAGGCGCATAGCGCCTGGAGGGGACTCCGTAGCAGCCACAACAAGGAGCAACGATGAACGGCAACCCATGGGGAGAGTTCGGGCGACCGATCCGGCTGCTTGAGGCCTACAAGGAGTGGCGCGACGAGCGC